TATTGAGAGCTTTATCTTTTCAAGAATCGCCACGGTCCTTCGAGAGCGCTACGGTGCGTATGTCACAGGAGAGTATACGGACTCACCGGCGAAGTTCCCATCTGTGACCATTGCAGAGGCTTCCAATACTGTGCTGCAGAAAATGCGTACCAGAAACATCGAGAATGCAGCAACGGTTCTGTATGAAGTAAATATTTACAGCAACAAAGTCGGGTATGGAAAAATGGAAGCGAAAGAGCTGCTGCAAACTGTGGATGAAGAGTTTTCCAAACTGAACTTTACACGTATTTTGATGAACCCGGTGGCAAATTTGAATGATGCCACCATTTACCGTATTGTCGCACGGTATCAAGCCGTTGTCGATAAAGAGTATAGAATCTATACAAATTGAGTGGGCTGACAGTGCCAAGTGCCATAGTGCCAAGTGCCTCCCAACCATCTAAAGGAGGAAATTAAAATGAGCATTCAACTGAGCACTGCCGGCGTAACTATGAAGTACGCCGTGGAAGCGACCTCTGGCACCCGTCCTACGACAGGCTATACTGAGGTCCCGGAACTGAAAGCAATCCCAGAAATGAACCCTGAACCGGATACGCTGGAAACAACCAACCTGAAAGAAACGGAATACAAAACCTACATTGCTGGCCTAAAAGATCTTGGCGGCGCGCTGGGCTTCACAATCAACTTGACAAAAGACAGTCTGGCCGCATGGAGCACTATGGTTGAGGCGTATGACGAAGCGGCCGGAGAGGGGAAGGCAATGTGGTTCTGTATTGATGTGCCCGGTCTTGCGAAGGATCTGTTCTTTACAGGCCAGCCTACGCCGCTTGGACTTCCCGGTATGGAGGTCAACAATGTGCTGGAAGCGACGGCCTATATTACGCCGACCAATGCCCCTGTTTGGGACGCAAAGCTTTCAGAGGTCTAATACATCGTGAAAAGGAGTTTTGAGCCATGAGCAAAATGAATGAAGAACGCGTAAACCCGATCCGGATCACCGTGGACGGGACTGTTTATGAGCTGGACTTTTCCAGGGAAAGTGTTGCCTTTGCAGAGCAGCGCGGCTTTAAGGCGGAAGATGTAATCGCATTCCCGAACACAAAAGTTCCGGAGCTGTTTTTCTATGCGCTGCGCAAGAATCACAAATTCATTGCCCGGACACAAAGCGACAAGCTTCTGGAGTCCATCGGCGGCATGACTGTTGCCATGATGGAACGCCTGATGCAGCTCTATAACCAGACTGCATATGCCCATCGCGTTATCACAGACGAGGAATTGGCAAAAAACTCCAATGTGACAGTGGAAATGTAATTTCGCTGTCGGAACTGTTTGAACGGGAATGTCCCTATTATCTTTCCATTGGAATGACTTGGGATCAATACTGGAACGGCGATGTCTGGATCATTGAACAATACCTTGCGGCGGAACGCATAAGGCAGGAACGTATCAATCAGGATGCATGGCTGCAGGGCATGTACATTTATGAAGCGGTTCTGGATGCAGCGCCGGTGCTTCATGCATTTGCCAAAAAAGGGACGAAGCCGAATCCATACAGCGATAAGCCTTATTCGTTCCGAAAAGGAAAAGAGCCGGACGAGACGCAGATTGAAAATGAGCGCTTGAAGGCGAGCCTTTTCTTTGAGAACTGGGCCAGAGCAAACCGGAAGATCGGATAATTTCCATCCATTCCAATAAATTGCACCTTGACAACCGAATATATGGATAGCGGAGATTTTGATTTAGAATCTACCATTTGAGAGGTTACGCATGGCGGGATATGCCCCCGCTGTCTCTCACAACATTGGTTGAACGCCAGGGATAGGTCGACGGGCCGAAAAGGGAGGTGCCACCTTACTCCCCTGCCCTGGGTCAACATATAAGGTGAAAACAAGAATTTAGAAAGGCGGTATATACTTGAATGACCTGATGATTTTGAATATCAGCGGTATTGAGTGCTTTGAAAAGGACGGAACTGCTTATCTGAAATTGGAAACCGTGGCCCGTGGACTTGGTTTTACAAAAACAGAAATTAAGAACGGTGTAGAGTACAACACGGTTCGTTGGGAGCGTGTATTTGGATTTTTGGATGAAATTGGTTTCGACCACAAGTGGGCGAAAGACGGTTATATTCCCGAAAATGTCTTCTATCGTCTCGCTATGAAAGCCAAGAATGAAACAGCGGAGAAATTTCAGGCAAAGATTGCCGACGAGGTAATCCCCTCCATCCGCAGGCACGGGGCTTATATGACTTCCGACACGATCGACAAGATGATAAACTCTCCTGAGTTTGGCATCAAACTGCTTACTGCGCTAAAAGACGAGCAGGACAAACGGAAGTCTTTGGAAGCCGAGCTGGATCGCAGCAAAGAATGGTATTCCATCAAACGAGTAGCACATATGAACGGCGTATCTCACAAGGCATTCGATTGGAGGAAGCTCAAGATTGAAAGCCAACGCCAGGGCTATGGGGTAAAAAAGATTTTCGACGCTAACTATGGGACCATTAACGTTTACCACATGAACGTTTGGGAGAAGGTTTATCCGCTGATGGAACTTTAAATGTTTTGATTGATTCTGTATTCCTCTTGTGCTATAGTCGATTCAGGGATTTTCCCTAAATTGGAAAGAGAGGAAGAACGAACATGGAGAAGATGAAGAAATGTAAAGCATGTGGAGCAGATATTGCGAAATCTGCGAAGATTTGCCCACACTGTGGGGCAAAGAACGGTGGTTCTAAAATACCGCTGATTATTGTAATTGTTATTGTTCTTTTGATTGTTATTGCAGCAATTGGCGGAAGTGGAAATTCAACCCCTCAAAAAGTAAATGGCGATGGATCTTCTGTAAATAATTCGGAAAACACAACGTTTGAAGTTGGAGACAAAGTTGAATTGGATGATATCGCAGTAACCCTTGTTGGAGTAGAATCATCTTCCGGTACAGAGTATATGGCTCCGTCCGATGGAAACGTATTTGTTATTTGCGAATTTGAAATTGAGAACAACTCTGATTCTGAAATTGTGGTCAGTTCTGCTCTTAGTTTTGAAGCGTATGCAGACGATTATGCGATCAACTTTTCTCTTGGCGGGCTTACAATGTCTGACAAATCGCAGCTTGATGGGACTGTCGCAGCAGGAAAGAAGTTTAACGGCGTCGTATCCTTTGAAGCACCAGCGGATTGGGAGACGCTTGAAGTACACTACACTCCGAATTTCTGGGCTGGAAAGGACATTGTTTTTACTGCAAACTCCTAAAAATTATAACACCCTCCGCTTAGAAATAGGCGGAGGGTATTTTTTTGGAAAACCTCTTGACTTTTGGCGAACATAATTTATAATGAATTATGGCGAACAAAAGTGAGGTGATAAAAATGTCGCCACGTACTGGTAGACCAACGGATAATCCAAAGCAAGAACGAATCGCTATCAGATTAGATGCTAAATGTAGTGCAATTCTAAAGGCATATACAGAAAAGTTTAGCGTATCTGGTGCGGAAGCTGTTCGAAGAGGTATTTTGAAGTTGGAAAACGACATAAAAGAATAGAGTGTTGGCGGCCCTGACAAGCATACCAACACTCTAAATCACCAGAGGTTCCCCACTGGATAAATCTATTCTATCATAGTGGGAATCTTTAATCAACAGGAGGTTTCCCATGAACGAAAGAAACAGTATTCAAGAATTGCTCAATCAGTTGGCGAACAGCGAACATTGGGTCAAGCGTATTGCCGCCGCCTATTTGGGTGTGAGGCCGGATCAAGTGGTTATCACGGTGAAGGAGGGCAGCGAAGATTAAGGGAAGAAATCATTTCGCTGCGCAATTCTGCAGCTGACGATTAAAAAGAGAGGTGCTCCACAAAGATGTTTGGCGACATCGGAGCACCCTCAGTTTAAGGTCAAGCATGTGATGAAGATTGACTTATTAGGAGGTAACCACATGAAGAGTGGAAACATTTCTCGCATGGAGAACGTCGCAAGATATGAGGCGACGGAAAATAAACTCACTCAGATCAGTGCAATGTTCCAAATTATTTTGGAAAACATTTTCAGTTTTGACACGATTGAATTGAAAGAAGGAACAAGGGAAGAACTTGAAAAAGCTGCAGCTCTGTGCGCCAGTTATCCCACATGGCGGGAAGCCTTGCAAATGCTGCATGAGAACATCAGCGATCTGCGGGACGAGGTTGCAAACTATGCATTCCTCTGTGAAATGGAGGCGTAATTATGGAAGAGATGCAGATTTTTATGAATGAGAAATTCGGGCAGATCCGAACGAAGGAAATCAACGGAGAACCGTGGTTTTGTCTTGCGGATGTGTGTAAACCGCTTGGTATTAGGTCGTGGGATTGCAAGAATAGAATGAATAAAAAGGGCCTCGTTAGTATCGAGGCCCCTACAAAAGGCGGATCGCAAAAGATGCTGTTTGTGAATGAGGGAAATCTTTACCGTGCAATTTTCCAAAGCAAAAAGCCAGAGGCAGAAGCGTTTACAGATTGGGTAACAGAGGAAATTCTTCCGGCGCTCAGAAGGAATGGGAGCTATACAGCCAAAAGCAAAAGCCCCGACGTTTCGTTGAACGGCCTTGCTAATCTGGTTCGCATCACAAGAAGGGTAATGCTGGATATGGGAAGCACACCGCAGCAAGTAGGCTATATGGTTAAGGATATGTTTTCCACTTGGAACGTTCCGATTCCTGCGTCTCTTGAAATGCAGTGCCCCGGACAGATCTGCTTAACAGCATTTCAGCAGCCGCCTCTTTTAGCGGAATAACAATTTAATAATCGAGATCCCCGCTATCCATATATTCGGATGGCGGGGATTTTATAGTTTCAGAAAGAAGGCGCGTGGATGTGAGGGAAGATTGGTCTGAATATTGGGCTGGTAAGGAAAAAGAATTAACGCAAACGGAAAGGCTTGGCTTGGCGTATTGCAGGCTTAATTGCTGGGAATGGGATGACTTTATTGGAGAGAAGCCAAAAGATTTTGATAAATGCGCGTATTCGAGCAAAAACCCGATTATAAGATTCCTAAAAGGCCAACATTCCAAATCATATTATATCACGCCGGCAGTACGGGCAATTGAGAAAGCAATAGGTGAAGCAGAAGTCAGCAGATGTTGGTGGAAATTTACTCTCGGAAGGACAGATAAAGAATGGGCAGAGTGGTATTTCTCAACACAACACCTTTAAACATTTAACGCAATAAACATTATAAGGGAGGGATTCGTTGAAATTTTATATAACAGAAAAAGGAGCGGCACTTCTGGCTGCAATAGAATCCGGTCTCTTTGATAATACGCATCATCAAATCGAAACATTTAATGTGTTTTGGTCGCTCTATCAGGAAAAGTTATCCAAATGCAGAAAGGGCAGCTTGGAAGATCCCGGTAAAATGTTCGACGATAAGCCCAACAAAAAAGACTGCAATATTAGCAAATATACCAGCTGCCGATATTTTGTTCTCATAGCGTCTTTGTTTTTCTGTTTCGGCGCGTTCTTTGTCTGCATTTTCGATTGACGATAACACAGAAAGCCCTTTTTGATTGATATAGTACACATCTGAGTCTAACATAATTTTACTACAGTGCCAAGTGCCTCTCCCCTGATGGAGCTAACAGTGCCAAGTGCCATTTCTTTTACCGAAAGGGGGAATTGGCACATGGCAGAGGCTACAATTGACAGCATCAAAATTGAGATCAGCGCATCGTCCGATGCTGCGGCTGAAAATATCAAAAAGCTGTCCGAGGCACTGAAGGAACTGAAAACGAGCACCAGCGGTGGTGTCCGTGGGTTAAGCACGATCAAGAAACAGCTGGAAGGGCTGAAAACCGCCCTGTCTGGAGCGGACAATTCCGGAACAAAGCTATCTAAAATTGCAAAGGGACTCAAAGCTCTTTCTGAAGTTCAAAAGTCGAGCGGACTTAGCTCTACGCTTAATGCGATGGCTAAGCTTCCTAATATTCTTACA